GAGCCATGGATGGGTGGTGAAGTCAACATGATGCCAACTAAGACTTGGCAGGAACAAGTTGATCGTGTGATGAGACTTTATAGCATGTTTATTGAGTATGGCAATCAGCCTTCGGCTTCTTGTGTCAATCATGGTCATATTCATGTCTTTGTTCCAGGATTGAAAGATGATATTGCTGGATTGAAGCGATTGATTGGATACATTCAAGACAATCAAGAAGATACAATTCAAGCCTGTTATCAATTCTATGAAACATCGGAGATGAAGCAGTGTGAAGGCGCGAAGATGTATCTGAAGTTTGATGGTGGTCGCCCAATGCCTGAATATATGTGCGACAATATTATTGAACTTGCTACTGACTTCAATCACTTTATCAAACTCCATGCTGCAGGTAAAGACGGCGTATCAATGGGGCGTCCATTCCGATTTGCAATCAATACTTACTGCATGAAGCATACTGGTACAATTGAGTTCCGATGCTTCCGTTCTACCACGAAGCGAGAAGAATTAGAATCTCAGTTTCGATTCGTGGAATTGTTCATGGATGCTGCGCTGAACCAGGGTCCCTCAGTTCGTGAGATTCTCGCTAATAATACATTCAAGTTTCCTCCATTTGTATGGAATCTGGATGAGTATCATGGTTGGCAGCAAACCAAGTATCCGAAAGAGCGCGGAGAAAAGAAACGTGAGTTCCATGACGCTGCGTGAGACTACTCGCGAAGAATTTGTAAAGCATATATCTGAGAACAAAGCAGACTCTTTTGCCAAGACTTTTGTGGCAAAAGCAGATATGCAGGATCAGTGGCAATACTGTATTGGGTGTTGGGAGGGCGGAGAGTTGGCTGGTGCGATTATTACCACTCGCTCGAAGAAAACTCCATATGTTTTCAATCTACAATTGCTTCATACGTTTGCCAAGCATCGTCGAAAGGGAGTTGCTAGGTTATTGACTCAAGACTCGCTTGATCGCGCACAAGGTCTTGGCACCAGTTACTATCGCGTTTCAGCCGAGCCTGATGCTGTTGTATTCTACGAATCCATGGGATTCAAATTCTTAGGAAAACAAAAGAGTAGGTGTTCGCTCAGTATGTTCAAGATCAATGGTAAAAATTTTGCTGATGGAATCTATGATCTTTCCGATCCTGTGATACACGCAGCAGTATACAAAAAAGGTAAAGGTGGTTGTGTCGAAGTCTTTGCAGCGTCGTGAACAATTCATTCGTTGGTATGCGTGGTCGATGCAGTTTGGCGACTGCGACCCAGCGGTATGGATGACAAACTATCTTCATAAACGATACGAACACAATGACGAGGAACGTCTGTGGTTTGCATGGCTATATGGTAACACCTACCAATTGCCAACTGCATGGGTTCTGAAAAATGAATTCCCAGACTATGAACTCGCCACTGTGGATCGCATCGAATGGTGGAATAGCCAGAACTACAAAAGACTCAGATACCAAGTTGATACAAAGTGGAACAAAGGTCACTTGCCTGCCATGTTCGCTTCTTACCAAAAATTTATTGGCAAGAAAACACAACGCGAAGTCCTGGAGAAATATTATGGCGACAACGAACAACAATCTTTCAATAACCTTTGGAATAATCTTAAAACTTCTCTTCACAAATTTGGTCGCTATTCCACTTGGTTTTATCTTCAGCATCTTGTTCACACTGCTAGCATTGAGTGTGTACCTACTAGCCTCATGTTGGACGATTATTCAGGCTCTCGTTCTCATCGTAATGGTTTGCATCTCGCCCTCGGGCAAGACGACAAGTATGATACAAAACTCACTACAGCAGAATGCGCAGACCTTGAAAGCCATGCCAAAGAGATTCTTGAGGAAACCAGATCTCGATTCCCTCAACTGAGCAGTCAAATAGACTTCTTCACGATGGAAACTTGTTTGTGTTCATTCAAGAAGATCTTTCGTGAACATCATGGGCGATATCTTGGTTACTATCTCGATCGTCAATCTGAAGAGATCACTCAAGCAGAAGGCGATGGTTGGACTGGTATTGAATGGAATGTTTTATGGCAAGCAAGAAACGAAACTCTTGATTCAAGGCTTGCTCCAAGAAATACAATCAACAAAGAAAAGTTTACTTACTATCTGAGAACAGGTAAAATAGAAAGACTCAATTGGATGTTCCAAGATGAGGAAGAAGTGAAGCAAGGTCTGGAGGCTTTATGGTAAAGGTGATTGCGATGGGCGGCGAGCCAGCAACTGGCAAAACCACTCTCATGTTTCGATTGATTTCGATGGCTGATGACTGGGAGGTTGTCAAGCCTCAGAAGTTGCTTGATGCTATGTATTCCAAGAAACTGAATCTTTATATTCTTGGCAAATACGCAAACGACGGTAATGTATTTCAGGGTACTGATCGTTTGTCTATGGCGGTTCAGCCAGACGCCGAGAAGTTCTTTATGGAACTAGACTATGCAGGTAATCCTGTAAATGTTATTTTTGAAGGCGATCGTTTGTTCAATGGTAAGATGCTTGATCAATTGTCAGCAGCATTCCCAGATTCTTTCAAAGTCTTGATTCTTCGAGTAAAAGATAGCACACTTGACCAAAGACATATTGATCGTAAAGATGATCAAGATGACAAATTCAAAAATTCTCGTAAGACTAAAATCTCGAATATCATGGGGTCGTTGACTCTCATGGACTATATAGAGACAATGGTCAACGAAAATCTCGATGATCAGTCAAAGATTATTGACAATATTAGAAAATTTTACAACTGGAGTGAATAATTATGCAATTGGAAGTATCTGTAGAAGAGTTGCGCAAAAATAAGTTGTTTGTCGCAACACCGATGTATGGCGGCAATGCTCATGGTATGTATGTAAAGTCGTGCCTTGATTTGCAATCAGTTTGTACGCAGTATGGCATTGAAGTTCGTTTCTCTTTCATCTTCAATGAATCACTTATTACTCGCGCTCGCAATTATCTCGTAGATGAATTCCTTCGCGCAGAAGGTTTTACTCATCTTCTCTTTATCGACGCCGATATCCATTTTGATCCTCGCGATGTTATTGCATTGCTTGCTTTAGATAAAGATGTAATTGGTGGTCCATATCCGAAGAAGTCAATCAAGTGGGGTGCTGTCAAGGAAGGCGTTAAGCGTCATCCTGATATTACTCCTAGCGATATGGAAAAACTCGCTGGCGATTTCGTCTTCAATCCAGTTCCTGGCACTGAGAAGTTCTCGGTCGCTGAGCCAGTTGAAGTTCTCGAAATTGGTACAGGTTATATGATGGTCAAGCGCGAAGTGTTTAGTAAATTTGCTGAAGCCTATCCTCAATTGAAGTATCGTCCAGACCATGTTGGTCAAGCAAACTTCGACGGATCGCGCTACATCCATGCTTACTTCGACACAGTTATCGACAGCAAGGCAAATGGTGGTCGTGGTTCGGATCGTTATCTCTCTGAAGACTATATGTTCTGTCAGTGGTGGAGAAACATTGGTGGTCAAATTTGGTTGTGCCCATGGATGAAGACGCACCACGTTGGTACATATGCATTCACTGGTGATATGCCAGCCGTTGCAAACTTTGTTGGTTCTCTCTAAACAAGAGATTTTGTTATGATCGTAGGTTTAGTTGGCTTTATTGGAGCAGGTAAAGGCACAGTTGCAGATCTCTTGGTGGATCGTCATGATTTCGTCAAAGAGAGTTATGCGAATAGCGTCAAAGACGCCTGTGCCACGATCTTCGGTTGGAATCGTTCCATGCTTGAAGGTGACACTCCAGGATCTAGAGCATGGCGTGAGCAGCCAGATAAGTGGTGGTCAGAAAAATTCGGTCGTGAATTTTCACCAAGACTGGCTCTCCAACTAATGGGCACAGAGGCAGGTCGTGATGTATTTCACCCTGACCTCTGGGTTCATACAGTCATGCGCCGTTGCGAGCAAGCACCATGGCATAACTATGTAATTGCTGATGTTCGTTTCCCAAATGAAATTGATGCAATTGTGAAATCTGGTGGCAAAGTTATTCGTGTTCGTCGTGGTGATGATCCTGAGTGGTATGATCTTGCTCGAGAAACTAATCTAGGCTATCACAAACAAGAATTATTCCGCAATGCTTATCCAGAGATTCACTATTCAGAGTGGGCATGGATTGGATCGCATTATGATATTGTGATGGATAATAATTGTTCATTAGATGAGTTGACCGTAAGGGTTGACAAGTTGGTTGATTCGTTATATAATAATCGTGTTGAAGCAAATGAGGTTCTAAATTATGAAACTTTCTGATGATACTGTGCAAGTCCTGAAAAACTTTTCAGGCATCA